GTTCCAACAATTCGCCGGTGTGCGAGTTAGTAAATTAGGCTTTAAATTTGGCGGTGATGCTGAATTAACTGCATCTGTGGATGTAATGGGCTGTAAGGAAACATTAGCGGCCACTACATTCGACGCCGCAGCAAAAGCAGTTAATTTCCTACCATTCCAAAATCTAAACGCAACAATTAAAGAAGGCGGCGTTACGGTAGCCAACATTTTAAGTTGCGATATCAATTTTGACTTTGGCTTGGACGGTGACTCTTACGCTATTGGCGGCAAAGGTTTTAGAACATACATTGACCCAGGTATTGCGACTATTTCAGGCACGGTTAAAGCGTTCTTCCAAAACAAAGACCTTTTGAATAAGGCGGTTAACGGTACGGAATCCAGCTTGGAATTACGACTCGAACAAGACGACTGGTCACTTACATTCAAGTTGCCGGAACTTGTATATGAACGACAATCTCCAGGCATCGACGGTCCTCGTGGCGTCAATATTGAATTACCATTCAAGGCGTACTATCGCGCAGATGCTGGTCGCTCCGCATCCATCATTACTTTAGTTAATAATCAAGAACAATACTAGGAGGTGCCCATATGGCATTTGAAGATATTAAATTAAGAGGTTTAACATTTGCTGAGCGTAGCGAATTGATTAAGGCTGAATTAGATCCGTTATACACACCTCTTCCGGAAGAAACTCCCGAACCGGCTAAATTATTGTGGTATCGCGATTTAGCCGAATGGATTATGAAAAATGTGTATAAGATGTCTGATAGTGAAATCGCAGAAGCACCAAACGATGGCGTTATGGAATTAGCAATTGAAACTATGCGTTTCACTAATGAAAAAAAGGCTGAAATCGAAAAAAACTAATTGATGCGTGGAGTTGGCTCAACTCCGACAAACCAAAATACTGCTCCGATTGTATCAAGATGCAACGTGAGACTAAACAGAATTTTGATTGCTCGGAGTGTGAGTTTAATTCCCCGCATCAATTAGATGGAACAAGGCAAGCAATGCGAGTATACAACGCTAGCCGAATGCAACGACGATGGCATCCAGGTGGCATTGCTGGATTCGATATGCCAGCGGTGTTAGAGGTGGCGAGGGCTTATGGCATCGAGCCACTACCGCACCTTATCGATCTACTCGTATTATTAGAAGCCAAAGAATTGGAGGTGGCGCACAAGAATGGCCAATAATTTAATTGATATTGTCGTTCAGCTGACAGATAAGAATACGGAAGCCGGACTCAAGAAAATTACAGCTAGTGCTGAAGGCGCCAAATCCGCCCTTGGCAAAATGAAGAATGACCTCATGGCGATAGGTGCTGGTGTTGGTGTTGTAGGCATTGGTGCTAAATTGGCCAAAGAGGCTATCCAATGGGACGTAGCTGTTAAGAAACTATCAGGCATTACCGGCGCAACAGCAAAAGAAACTAGTGAGTTATTAGCAGTAGCCAATTACATGGGCGTTGCTATGGAGGATAGTGCAGGTGCATTTGCTAAGTTTTCAAAGAACGTCGGAGTGGCCAAAGAGAATATGGAAGTCGCACGGGCAGAGGGAAAACTTGGTACTGATATATTCAGCAAATTAGGTTACACGCTTGAAGATATCAAGGGTAAGAATACTGTTGAAGTGTTCAAGATGATACAAGAACGATTAAGAGGGATGAAGGACGGGGCTGAGAAGACTCGTGTCGAAATGGAACTCTTTGGACGTACTGGGTATCAGATGCACGCCATGCTTAACATGTCCGCTGAACAGATGGACAAAGTAGCTGAACGTGCCAAAGCGATGGGGCTTATTATCGACGATGATACCGCAGCTAAATCTGCGAAGCTAAATCGGGAATTAAAAGATTTAGAGAATACAGGGAAAAGGCTTGCAGTATCTATCGGCCATGAGTTAGTTCCTGTTTTTAATGATTACGCTAAAGGCGTGTTAGACGTTGCTAAAGAATTCGAGTCGATGACAGCTGAGCAGAAGGAAGCTATCGGCGGAATTGTCAAATTCGGCGCAGAAGCAGGTGCAGTAATCGTAGTTATGAGGTCACTAACCAGCGCACTCGGATTTATGCGATTAGCTACAATTGCTGCTGCAGGTCCTTGGGTAACATTGGCTACGGTAGCAGGGCTCGCAGCTAAGAACATATATGATGCAGTGTATGCATCTAAAACAGCAGGTTCTTATCTAGATATAGAAGTTGACGGTAAACGTATTCACAAGAATACGAATTCCACTGATGGTATAAATCAGGCTTATGAGGATAGTCATGATGCGCGTTATTGGATAGAAGACTCAGCTTTATTCGGATTCATTAAAAATGACCGTTTAGCTACTAAAGAGGAAGGCGCGAAAATTGATGCGGCTTTAAAGCAAAAAGAAGAGGCGGATGCTGCGAAAGCGAAACTCGATGAAGAACTTGCAAAAGCGAAAGAGGACCTTGCTAATGGCGGATTAACGAATACCGAGGCTATTAATAAGGCAAATGAGGAAGCAGCGAAAGCGGCTAAAGCCCAAGAGCAGGCAGCTAAGAAAACTCAACAAGCGGCAGAGAAGTTAACGAGTGCCGTAGAGCGTATGTCTGAGTTATATCGGTCTCTTACTTTGCAAAGCCTACAAATTGATGGCAGTCAATACGAAATCGATAAGTTAACTGCTAAGAATCAGTATGAAGCTAACAATAAGAATATCCGTGATATCATCCGTTCTGTTTCTGGATTGAGCGGAGGCGTTACAGGGGAAGCCGTGAGTGTGCTAGACGCAGCCAATGAACAACTTGGCAAGGCATACGAGTTAGGTGCTGATGGTACATGGGCAACGGATTGCGGAAAGCTGTTCTCTGATTCAGTATTGCAGGCATTTGGTAAGGACGTACCTCGATATGTCCCATCTATCATGGATGCAGCTAGAGCCGCAGGTGCATGGCACGATGCAGGCGACGGGTACACGCCTAAGGCCGGCGATGGTGTCGTTGTACTTGGTGATAATCACATCGTCATTAGTGATGGTGCAGGAGGGTATACGGGGGCTAACTCTAGTACTGGAGTAGTTGCCAAGCCATCTGTTGAAGGTGATTTCGGTGCTATCACAGGGTACGTAGACACTAGCTTATTAGCAGGTGCTACATCGAGTACCTCTGCAGACACAGCAGGTAGTGCAGCAAATGCTAAGAAGCTTGCTGAGTCAAATCTAACTGCCCAAGTTAGAGCTAAGAACGAAGAGGTGTATCAAAAGAGACTTGCTGAAGCTGAACGAAATCAAACTATCCGTGTTCGCAAGATGAATGAGGATATTAAGAAACTTGATCTTGAACGCACAGGCGATCGTTTGCAATTACTCAAAGCGGAAGCTGAAGCACAAAAAGCTCAAATTGATGATAATGTTCGTGAGTACACAAAGGCAGTAGGGGATAAGGAACTCGCTGAGAAGAAAGCTCAAGCAGAACGCCTAAAATTGGCTTCTGATACTGAGCAGAAAATCAGAGAGTTAGCATATACTCAAACGAGTGAGACCATTGACCACTTAACCAATATGGTTACTCTTGGTCGATTATCTCGCAGTGATGCGGACGCACTACTTGCTGAAGAGTTAAAGACCTATATTGACTATGCACGTAGTGAAGTTAATGAGGCCCAGTTAACGGCTACTCAAAGACTGCAGATTGAAAAGAACCTATTAGAATCTCAACAGAAGCTATGGGAACTTGCAGGTCGCAGTCTGAAAACGAGCCTACAAGAAGCCGTACGCCAATATAAGCAAGAGACTACCAATTATGCGGACCTTGCTAAATCGACTTTCGATAGTACGATGAGCTCTATCAATTCCGCATGGACGAATAATCTCGAAGCTATGGCAACAGGAACGAAATCATTTAGTAAAGGCATTAAGGACATATTCAAGGATATGACAAACGCCATTATTAAGATGATGATTCAGTTAACGTTCCAGCAATATGTCATGCCTAAGTTGCAAGGATTATTTGGCGGAGTCGTTAACGGCATCGGTTCTCTAGGTGCTGCAAAAGGGACATCATCATTTGCCAGTGGTAGTTCGTTTAGTTCGGCGTTTACGGGAAATCGATTTGCTGCCGGAGGAAAAACAAATCCAGGACTTATGCTGGTTGGTGAAAACGGGCCAGAACTATTACAGTCCTCTGGATCACACCGCATTTACACGGCGAGCGAAACCCGTAGATTGATGGGCGGTACTACAAGTAACAACGTAGTTGTTAATATCGTCAATCAGTCTGGTCAAGAACTCGAAAGCAAGCAACAGAACTCTCGGTTCGATGGTGAGAATTATGTTATCGATGTAGTAGTTCGTGCTATGGAATCAAACAAAGGAGGTATGCGTGACGCCATCAAGGCATCCGCAGTATAACTATGGCAGTATTTCCAGATATTCGGTGGCCGATATACCCAATTCAGGAGACTACTCCAGATATTTCGTATAAAGGTCGAGTTGAAAACATGACGCTAATCACCAGGAAAAAGATGACAAAGACACTGCGGACATATTCCGTAGGGTATAAGTTGCCAACAGCTGATTACTATAAACTTCGGGCATTCTATGACGATGTTAACTGCTCCGGTATATTCGATTGGGTTCATCCGGAAACCCGTGAAACACTTCATGTGCGATTCGCTGATCAGTTAGACTTTGCGGCGAATGACTACGGAGTGTGGACGGGAACCGTGAAATTACAGGAGGTATAACATGTTACCGCTTTCAACGGCATCGATTTTAGAGAAAAACCAAATATCGGCCACAGGTGTGTGGTTAATGCTGTTAGAAATATCCTATAAAGGGGATATGATTCGATTGGTATACAATACGGAGAATATCCAATTTCAAGGCAATATCTATATCGCATTTCCATTTACCATTCAAGATGTTACAGAGAATGCGACGGATTTACCTAATATCAAGCTATCCGTGTCTAATGTGACTCGTACAATTCAGCGCATGGCAGAGTCTAATAATGGATTCACTGGAGCCAATGTCATCATTCGTGTAGTGAATACGAACATACCTGATGTGTGCGAGCAAGAGGAGCATTTCGTAATTACGGGAACCCATGCGAATGCTGAATGGATGGAGTTTACGTTGGGGACTGACTTTAGTTTCACTCGACGATTCCCATTAATTCGTGTGATGAAGGATTTCTGTCCGTTCAAATTTAAAGGGGTTCAATGTGGATATAAAGGGCGCGAAACTCAATGCAATAAAACCCTAGCACGATGTCGTGAATTGGGGAACAGTACACGATTTGGCGGAGAACCTACTATACCGCAAGGAGGACTGTATGCATCCAATAAGTGACTTGACTGATATCATAGGCACCCCATTCTCGGAAATGAAATGCTGGGATGTAGTTGTTGAGGTGTATCGGCGTAGTGGAATACCACTACCTGAATATACCCAAATCCAAATGGATGAATGGCGTGAGGTTCGTGAGCCAATGCCAGGGAGTGTTTTGGTATTTGCGCTATATGGTAAAAATCTCGATCATGTAGGGGTTTATCTTGGTGAAGGTAAATTTATACACGCTACTGAACACAGCGGCACCTGTATAGAGCACATATCAAAGTACGTGCCTCGATTGAAGCACATTTATGAAAGGAAGGAGTAGCAGATGGTTAATGTAATCATTGTAAATAATCCGTTCAAGCCAGAGCAACGGGATACAAAATATTTGCCATTTAAACAGGGCAAGTCTATCAGCTATTACTTCAGTGCACCTGGTGAATGGGCGTACTCAGTAAATGGACATGAAGCAGCGCCTGATACAGTTGTGAACGATGAAGACTACATTGTAGTAATGCCCCGAGTTGAGGGTAAGTTCTTTGGTGTTCTTCTAACAATAGGGATGGCTGTATTTACCGGAGGTATTGCTTCGGGTGCTATCTTTGGTATACAAAGCTTAATTTGGCGGTCAGTAATTGCTATGGCGGTAGGGATGATAGGTAATGCTATCATTTCAAAGTTAACTGCTCCTAAGGTTGACCGTTCGAATTCCGAACAGTCAAATACATATGGCTGGGGAGGTACTGAAACTGTTACTGGGCAAGGCTACCCTTTAGCCGTAACATATGGCCGAATGAAAAGTGCCGGGTTATTATTATCCCGACATGTAATTAGTGATGGTGAAAAGCAATATCTTAATCTTTTATATTGTGCGGGTGAGGGTGAATTATCAAAAATAGAAGATATTCGTATAAACGCTAACCCAATCAGTAATTATAAAGATGTGCAGGTGGATATCAGAAAGGGCACAAATGACCAAACAGTCATACCAAATTTTAATGATAACTTTGCGGATCAATCACTAAACTATGAATTGACTGAATCATGGAATACGCAACAGGTACAAGGCAATGCGTGTGACGCGATAGAGTTAACTGTTGGATTTCCAAACGGATTATATTATTCAAATGATAGCGGCGGCGCTGACCGTACGTCTGTCACGTTGAAAGCAGAAATTCGTAAGGTAGGTGATGAGTCCTGGCAGGCATTACCTTTAGCAAATCAAAAGGGCATGGCCGGCCATATTAAGCGCCGTGATGCATGGAACTTTATTAAGTCAGATAATAGCGTGACAAATACAGCTGATTACGCAGGACGAATTGAAGAGGCGACAAATAATGCGTTTTATCGCGTATTTCGCTTTGACAATCTCGAAAAGGCGCGTTATGAAATCCGCATGCGCTGCAGTGCGAAAGATGGGAAAAGCTTGCGCCATGTCAATAAGGTCTACTGGGTGCAGCTAACCCAAATTATATATGACGATTTCGTGCATCCAGGGAAAGCCCTCATTGGAATTAAGGCTTTGGCTACATCCCAACTAAGCGGAACCGATCCAAAAGTGACATGGATTCAAGAGCGCTCAGAGGTTTATGTGTTCAATCCGTACATCAATAAGTATGAAGCACAACCAGCTGACAATCCGGCTTGGGCTGCATATGATTTAATCCACATCTGCCGTAAGATTGGCGGTGAATATATTGTATTTGGACAACCCCATATGCGCCTTGACTATAACGCATTTAAGGCATGGGCAGATAAGTGCAAAACAAATGGGTTTACATTCAACTATATATACGACACCGCTATGCGATTATGGGATGCGTTAAAGTATCCAGAAG